GGAATGTTTCATGCAAATGGTCATACCATTTCTCATGTTGAAAATGCTAGGATCATGAAGGAACCTATGCAAATCGTTACCACCAATTTAAAACCTCAAGGAGTCTTGGAGGGATATGAGGTGGCTCGTACTCTGGTAGTAAACATGAATACCACTGCAGGAGATTGCGGCACATTGTATGCAGCAGTTAATCGCGCGACTGAGGGCAGAAAATTTCTTGCCATGCACATTAGTGGAAACACTCAACTAGGCTGGGGAACATTTGTATATCAGGAGTTCCTCGAAAAGTATTATTCTTTGATGCCTGATCAATCAGAAAGTGATATTTTAGACCTCAATTTCTCTGTTCCTCAAATTAAACATGAGAGAATGTTGTATGTGGGTGATCTTAATCCTGCTCCAAGTCATTCCACACGATCAACTATTGTCAAATCAGTTGCATATGGACAATTAGGACCTGTAACAACAGCTCCTTCCTGTCTTAGAGTTAAGATGAATTCAGAAGGCGAAATATGTGATCCTTGGGAGAATGCTCTCAAGAATTACTGTCAACCCATGCCTTTTCTGAGTTCGGATATTCTAGATGCTGCTGTAGAGGATTTCAGAATCTTTCTTTTAGATAACAAACCTCACAAGGTATCCCATCGTGTATTTACATTGAGGGAGGCTCTAGAAGGTGTTGATCTCGAAATTGATTTTGCTCCTTTGAAAGGAAGTACCAGTCCCGGTTATCCTATGAATCTGTCTAAAGATTTAAACCTAAAGAAACAGTACTTTTCTTATCCTCTTCATTCTGAAGAAAGAGAAGAAATTTATTGTAAAATTGAACTTATGGTCGAAGAATCTTTGGCCAAACTCAGGCGTGGAGTGTTGGAATTCTTTCCTTGTGTTGATAATCTCAAAGATGAAAGGAGAAGTCATGAGAAAGTAAAGAAAGCTCTTACGCGAATGTTTTCCGGAACACCATTTATATATCTGCTAATTTGTAGAATGTATTTTGGTTCATTTTTGTTGGAAATTCACAAAAACCGTATTCACAATGGAATGTCAATTGGAGTTCAAGTTTATTCCGGTGAATGGCATACTTTAGCCATGCAGCTCAAAACTCATTTGGTTGATGACCATGACAAAGGAGTTGGAGCTGGTGACTATAAAGCTTTTGACGGATCTCAAAACTCAACGGTCATGTTCAAAATCTTGGATATTATTCAAGATACTTACAAGGATGAAAATTTTCTTATTAGACAATTACTCTTTGAGAACATGGTTCATTCTTATCACATAGTGAAAGGTCAAGTGTACCAATGGAATGGTTCCCTTCCTAGTGGGCACCTATTAACTGCACTTGTGAATTGTATGACCAATCATTTAAATTTTAGGTATTGTTGGATCCTTGCAGGTTTACCTATAGAGGATTTCTCCACTTCAGTGTCTCTTTTCGTAATGGGAGATGATAATATATTTTCCATTGCTCCAGTCTATCGAACTCATTTTAATGAAATGCTACTTGCAAATCTTATGAAGGAGTTAGGTATGACTTACACTACAGAATTTAAAGGAGAAGCAGTAGCTCCCTTCAGAACTATTACTGAACCTGAATTTCTGAAAAGGACATTTCAATATGATCCTATTACTAATGAGTATGTAGCTCCATTAAGGTTAAGTGTTATTTTAGACATGCCCAATTGGACTCGCTCAGGAGGTATGAGGCAAGTTATAGCTGCTTCTAACCTCTCTACCGCCCATCTAGAACTCTCTCTGCATTCTAAAGAGTTGTATGAGGAGTACCACCCGAAATTCATTGCAATTAAAGAACAATTTTAT